TAGTCTTACCTTCGGCACCCATGCCGTAATGGTAATACGCCTCAAAGAATGGATCGCCGTTTGGCGGGCATACTAGTCGCAACTGGTGCGTGCCCTCGTCTGGCTTCCAAAAGTTTTCGGAGGAGTCGCCGCCTCGGTTAGTAAGAGCAGCGTGCTTTGCTCTCATCTTGCTCAAGTCAATACCCATTGTATTTCTCCTTTACTGGTTAGTTGACCGTGATCTACTATACCACATCAGGAGAGGGTGTAAAGCTAATTTTCTTCGGGAGGGTCTTCTATTTCAAAAATCTTTACAACTTCAAGAGGATGTACTTGAAGGTTTTTTCCTTGAGACAAAAGCATCTTGTTTCTATATACTTCCCAATCGAGCTTGTATTGTTTGCCCGTCTTTCCATCATGTTGATCGGCTACAGCTAGATTAAGCGCATTAATTGTGTAAAGAGTATTAGTAAGCTTTTTTCGGTGAACCCTAATTGTATAAAGATGAGGATGATAGGAGCCATTCTTCTTGGGTACACAATTATAAGTTAAAACCTGTTTAGCGGGCTCAGCCTCATTTCGAAATAAGAAAATATATTTATTAGTTAATTCTAAATTATTAACTATAAACTCTACTTCTTTTATGGTCTCTTCTTCAGTTGAAGTATTAATAAAAGAGGCTAATAAAACTCCCCGTTTGCTTTCCATCTGTGTTGGCTCCCCGAAAATTCTAAAAGCTATTCGTTCTCTTTCTAAATAGGTTGCAAAATTCTATTTAGGTCTGAAGGTTTAGAGTCTCGGGGTTAGAAGTATAAAAAAGTCCTAACAAATAAGAATTCTCGTGTATTACAGGGACCACAGCATAAGAAAAAGAGAAATCTTGTGGGTAAGGAGAGCATACAAAATCTCGGTGATCATTAATCTGCCTCATCAAAGAAGAATTAGTAGATATTTCTTCCTCGGGGATACCATAAAAGAACTCTGAAAGACGTGGGGATTCCAAGTCATACAATAGAGACATTGTAGGGGGATCTTCTGTAATTGAGGAAATACCCAAAGTGGCCAGGCGGCAGCCCACTGGGCGCTCCGAGAGTGTTGTTACAATGGGCTCGGTATTCTCAAAATAATACAACATCCCAAGTGTATAAGATATAATTTCCACAACACGTTGATCGTAAAGGTTTATTGGGACGTCCCCTACCATATCCTCAACCAAGGCCCGGTCAATAAATATCATCCTCTCCAACATCCCGCTGCGGGCATACTCTTGAAGAGCCCCAAAAGATAGCCGAGTATTTTGTAGAGTGCGAAGAGACCGCAATGAACTACTAGGCTTAATATATAAAAGAGTTATTTGACAGTGGCGAAGAAGTTCCATCAGTCTCAAAAGGCACCCAGTGATAGGAGAACCTCCTTCGGCAACAATTAAAACCTGCTGGCTGTGCTCTAGGCTGTCTAGGTAGAGTCCTAACTCCCTCTCTGGAAAGTTAGTTTCGTATTCTTGCATAGAATCATAAGATCCTAAACTGAAAGTGTTATTTTGGTTAGCCTCGGCAACTACTTTATAAGTCCGATACTCTGGGTATTCTTGGAGTTGGTCTGCGACCGCCGCTCCCAAATCGCCAACGCCGATCATCCTAATCTTGTTCTTTTCAGTCTGCTTATAAGTCATAAAGCTCTCCTAGGTTTTTTCCTTTTTTGGCATTTATCTTAAAGTCCCCAAAATTAGTAGAACCAAACAGGTAAGATATTGGTTCGATAAGTTCTAGATCTGCTTCTTTCAAATCCAATACGATAGAGTCGTGAACCAGAAAAGCAATATGTGATGTAGAATTGTGAAAGCGCAACAGTTCACTAATTTTTAGAGCTTGCTTCAAAAGTAATTCGGCCGCCGTAGATTGAACTAAATAATTTAACGCATGATGTCTACTAACATCTGGAATGGTTTTTCCATAGGGGGTAATAATATTTCCGTCTACCCAGTATTTTTGCAGCAGCGTATCTTTTTGATAGAAGGATGATAATTTTTCTGCCTGGCTAAGACTCACTGCTGTCTTGGAACCATAAAGCCACGCAAAAAAAGCAGTTTTAGCATCGCCACGGTGAGACAGGTTCTGGAAAATTGTCTCTAAGTGGAACTGGTGTACATCCTCGGCTGGCTGTTTGTGTCCTAGCATCCCTAACAAAGTCCGAATCTCTGCGCCATTGAAATCTAATTCTAAATATAAATCATTTACAGGAACGATGGATTGACGTAGGGATTGTGGTAAAGTAAGTATAGGAAATGTATCCGGCTTGGTAGTGAGGCGGCCCGTCCTACTTCCAAACTGATTATAGGTAACCCGGGGAGCACTCTTTTTAATGCGCTCAATGTTCCCAGTTAGTTTAGGGACCTTGTTTAGAGAATTAAGAACTTTGTAGTCTATGTTGACTTTCTGATTTGAAATATCTTCCAACAAGAGTGCAAGGTGGTGATTAAACTTATACCGTGAAGGACGAGGGTATGTAGTAAAAACATAGTCCGTAATCTTATTCTTAATCTCACACATTTCAATAAGAAATCTATCTGGAACTAAATCATAGAAACAGTTCTCGGACATATTAACCTGGGATATTTTGAGCGAGCGTCGAAAGGCACCAATCTGTCTGGAAACGTCTTCCCAATCATCTAGAAGATACTCAGGTAGAACTTCTCTAAGAGGTGTTCCTTCAAGATAAAGGGAGGCATATTCTACGTCTAGTCCCCGTAGATAACTTGAACAGTTCCACGTCCCTGACAGGGAGGCCGGGAAATCATCCGGAGAAAATATTAGCTTCCCGTCGGCATAAATTCCGATGCACTCAGACTTGTCGTCTAAAGTTTGAAATATCATATTACAACCTATTAGTAACTTCTTTCAGGTGATGATCCTAGTATACCCTCGTTGTTGGAGCTTGTAAACATTCTATTTTCTACCACGGGTCCAATATAACGATCTTGCATATATTTAAGTGCTGTTAAAAACTTAACATGTTCCGTTCCCTCTGTGAAGTGATACCGAGTTAAAATGGATTGGATATCTTTATTTTTCTCTGGGGGTGTTTTTTTATAATCTTTCTCTAAAAGACGCAAATAATAATAACACGAAAGAGACCACTGCGGACCAAACTCTCCCACTTCTAGTGAAAACTGCTTAGGGTCTACCCCCTGACGTAAGTGGACCGTATTGCGGTGAATGGCACAAGGGCGGCGGTCAGCGTTATACTCAAAGATATATGGAGAACCCTCAACAAAAACATTATAAAATCCAATAAGATAATACTTAAGGATCTCCATATCCGATGCCCAAGTTTCTTGGAAGGCTGCCTTAAAAACAACGTTTGCTATTTTATCTTGTGTATAGTATAAACTCTGAGCAAGAGGCTCGAATGCTTCGTACCTTCCCGCATGTCGTAAGACATGCTCCAGCCCGGGAATCTTGGAATAACCGTAAGGCTCCGGAATACTAGGATCTACATACACCGGCTCGTCGCAATCTCCAATATACATATTAGCAGGGCCTCGGGAAGGAAGGCGACTTAGATCATCAACTCCCACCATATACTCTACCATAGCAGGCGAGGATAGGTCAGCACAGAACCGCCAGGGGGCGTTCTTGTCAATAGCAAACCCATACTCGGTAGCTATTTGCGCCACCAAAGAAAAGTTATAATCATAGAAAAAAGACTTCTCTTTCTCAAAGTCATCGGCGTGTGAATCACTGCTGATCTCAATTACAAGTCCGGTATTGAGAGGCGAACAGTAAATACTTTCCATAAAACCACTAAATGTTACGGGTCCCGCAAACGCAGCGGTTTTCTCGCAAAACTGTCCGAAATAATTTAAAAAGTCCTGAACGTTTTTAACCTTATTTCCTCGACTAAAACTTAAAAAATCACGGGTGAACGCTGGATATATGGTATCTAGCATATATTCATGGTATGCTGCCAAGGGACTTGACCAGGCTTTGGTAGCGACAGGTTCTGCATAAGGACCATCCGGATAAAGAATACCTTCCTGTATCAAGCGACGAATTCGTTCACTAAAATCTCGCCAGGCATCAGCCACAAAATTAACTGCAAAAAGAGACTCACCCTCAGCATACCTTAATTGTTTTAGAAATCCCTCACTTACTCTAATAGGATTTCCGGCAACACTGGCCCGTCCGTAAAAGCGGTCCTCACCCCAGAAATTAAAATAATTAGTAATACCATAGGAATCAAATAACAAATCTCTAAACACTTGTCTCTCAGAAAAAGTAAACCGAGTGCCGGTAGAATTAGATGCATAGGTATAGAGATCAAACTCCTCCGGTGTAAATGCTTTTGGTTGTGCCATTATTGATTCCTACCCCGCTTTACGCTTGATGAAGTTGCATCGGATTCTTGTTTCAAATTTACCACTTTCAATATAACTTTCTACCCTCGTTACGGTATAGTACCCACCGATTCCCAGCTTGGTAGCAGCGGCCCCGAGTCCAAAATCAGCATTTACAAATACAGTTTGTCCATTTGTAAATAGAGTATTACCTACCATAGTTATCTCTACATTTTGAGCCAGGAAAACTCCTTGAGCAAAGTTTCCTTGCTCGATCATCATCTCTTTGTAATATGGAATATCCAATTGGCTGAAATTGAAACGCTTGACCAGTCCCCTGTCTGCACCCAGTGTTAGATGATATATGCCTCGGGCTAAATCTTGCTGTCGATTACCTACTAGCTCGGGATTCAACTGCTTTACATACATCAAAAAATATTCACGTTGCCCCAGTCGGGACCAGCTTTGATCGCCCTTCTGAGAGGTCAAGGACTTAAGGTCATTTGTACCAATGAGCCTTCCGAGTGATGGGCTTCGAGTGGAAGCCGTAGGTATATTTATAGGAGAGGCGATACTCGTACTATCGAATACCATCATTCCAAAGTTTTTACTTTCCGACGGGCGCAATACTCGGTTAAACAGATTAGCGACGAGCCCCGACATTAACTCCTTCATAAACCTCTGAAAGGATACCTTCGGGATTGTGCGCTTGGTGAGGAAGCTCCTCATAAACCAGTCACCAAAATAATCCATTGAAATAGGAATATCTTTGAGGGAGTAAATATCACTAGGTTTCGTGCCGGGGATACGGTACAGGTAAGGATAGAAACTACCCAAAATATATTCTATATTAGGAGCATATGGACGATCTTTTAGTCCACACAAAACTAAATCTAAAATGTCTCCAAGCTTCATATAATACAATACTGTACTTTTCTCATCAACTCCAGGTTCAGGGCAAAAGCCTGGAGTGGTAGGATCTAAATAGGCTGCTCCTGCTGTATCACCACCGCTGGCTGATGTATGGTTGACTGCATTTTTAAATCTTCTCTCCGCACTACGAGCACCCGAAACGCTAGCAGGCTGTCCTCCCCGGACATCAACCTTCCACCCTGTTGGAATACCGCTCACGAAATTATAATTGGTACCTAGAGATATTTTTCCTCTTTCTTGGTTAGCTCCTACTGATTGTTTTCCCGGAAAACCAGGACCCAATCCATTCAAAGTTTCTGAATTTACCGTGGCGTAGTAAAGCTTACCGCTCGAAAGGAGATTCGACACAAAACCAGAATAGATTAAATCGCTGTGGCTAGACTTCACTTCTGATGCTACACCCGAGGCTACATCGATCCACTGGTCTAGTTGGCGAAGCACCTTGTCCATGCCCTCTTTGATTCCTCGTCCAACCAACTCTTCCTTCATTATCTTAAGAGTTTTTATTTCGTACAAAACTCCACCCAATGAAAGGGTGACCTTTTGAGTCTTAGTGCGGCCGTCCATCGTAATATTACGAGAGTCAGAAACTTGTCTGTAAATATATCCGGAAGGCCAAGCCATATTTCTTAGCTGGGGCTCCCCCGCTATGGGCACCTTTTTATAAGCGTCTTCCTGGAAGTATCCGCCAATATCAGTAATGCCCCCTTGCGACTGCTTAGTTAGGCGCAATCCAGTACTGACTTGGTGTGCTCGGCTATGAAGGACCCCTAGATCTATAGCTGAATCAAAAACATTAGACTTGTCAGGCTGACCTAGGAATTCATCTACACCACCCACATAATCTAGAGTAAGGTGAAGTTGTCCCTGCTCCCCAAATTCTACTTGGTACTGATACATCCTCAAGTTTATCAGGCGCTGAGATCTTTTTACTCCGGATAGAAAAGCTGGACTTAGTTCGTTCTCCACTCCCTCCGGAACTGCCCACCCTGCCTGCAAAGTAAGTTGAGGAGGAGCAGCCGAGCGGCGTTCGCCCTTTGCTTCGGCTTCAATTAGGTCACCACTATAAGGGCTATCTCCAGCAAAAAAATCAGTCTTAGGGTTCTTAAGGACTTGCATCCTACTGGCGATTTGCCCGCTTAATTTCTCTAGGTCTTTAGCAGTAACCTCATTGCTACTCGAAGCTGACGTCGATTTATTCTTAGGGCGAGCAGCCCCAGCATTAGAATCAAATATAAAAGACAAATATTCATCATTTAATAACTCTATGCTACTGCCAAAATAAAGAGTCAAGCTAGCTTTTAGCCGAGTGTCGCCCTTGTCCTTGGTTTCAGATCTCCACGAAAAATTCTTTATCCCAACATCGGTGCCAACGGTACCCCGAGACCGGAAGATGTTCTTAATCGACTGAGCATTGGATGCTTTCGCCTTAGCTAGATCCTTAATCAGATCCCCGTCACTGTGATCAGGAAACTCTATAGGGCGACCGTTGATATAAAACTGAAGTCGAGGTTGAAGATATCCGAGTTCCGCAGGTGTCGCACACAAAAACGCATCCGTGCCGCCGGGGTTAGATATTAGATCTACCAATGCTTGAGGCTCGCCGTCATAAAGATTGAGACACTCGGGCGCTATCTTATTAAGAAGTTTTTTATCTGGATAATCTGAGCGGCTAGTACCATTTTTCTTGCGGGAAAGATCTTCTGCCTTCCTGAGGATGGGGCGAATGCCGTTGACTTGCATCATATCAGGCATGGCCGTGATGAGAAGAGCTTGGGCGTTGTCTAGACGCAATCGAAACAGGGCTTCGTAGTCTGGTTCTTCAGGCTTAGGGGCTCGGGTAGTTTTCCCCTGGCGGTTGGCTACGTTTTCTAAATTTTCTTCAATAGCTTCCCTAGTAGTCCAGCCACCTCTTGCCGTATCTAAAAACTTGCCGGCGCCGTATTCCGCAGCGGCTTGAGCAGTCCAAGCAATAAGTTGATCACGAAGATCCAGGAATTGTCTTTCACTAAAAAAGCTAATCGCCACCCACTTGCCAGCATACGGAGCTAACAGGGGGTTCAGTCCCTGGTCAGTGAAGGTGCCTGGAGGCCATTCCTCATCGTACAATCTTCGTCCACCGGGGAAAAACTCATCAACCCGGGGCAGGCGCCGAATAATAGTATCAAAGCGATTGCGAGGGTTCAGCCCTCCGCTGGCCTTGAAGTCCTCCCGAGTTTGCCCATTGGTACTTGGGTCTGTTCCAAATATATGTTTCTTAAAGCCAGGGTGAAGACCGCCCATCACTTTTCCGGCGTACATAATCTTTGTAGTAGACGAACTTGCAGCTAAATTATCCAAAAACTTAATTAGATCTTGAGGGTCGCTGCCAGCTTGCTCTCGGGCTCGTACCTGATCAGCAAAACTGATAGTTGCTCCCGGTGTAGCACGGAAAGAGCCGCCTGTTCCATTATGTCCGTGGAATTTACCAATAGCACTATTGTCAAACCCTAAAAAGTACTGCTCTAAAAATGCGCTCCTTTGATACTTTACTTCAAACCCTCCGGATCGTGAACTGCCGTACCCGTTACGAGGAACTTCTAATATGGGTGAGCCAGCGAAAGCCATCCGAGGGACTTTGGGGTTTCCCTCGGGAGTAAGTCTCTCGATTTCGGACTGCTCTAACTCATTCGAAGGTAGGGCACCGCCGTTCTCCTCCTGATATTTTTTCCTGAAGGCTACGATCCGTTCTAAAGGGATGTTTTCGTCGGCTTGACGGGCTCTCTTGGAGCGAATTAAATAATTCCTAGCGAATATGTTAAACGCATCATCAGCTAGTTCGCTTAGTACTATAGGGAATGGATTACTGGGTGTCCCAATGTCGGACATAACTACTGACCTCTTTCAAATATATTAATTGCAACGTCTGCGGGCTGTGGAATATAAATCACATCCCCGATGTTCCAACTACCTTCGGTGGGCTTTTTGTTGAACCAAGCAATCAGCCACCACAAAGTAGGATCGCCGTAATACTGGGAGGCCAACTTGTCCATTCGGGTTCCCACCTGCCAAGCAGCCGTATCAACTTGGAGTTCTCCGTTGATATCTCCCTCTGTCGGGTACTCGAAAACTGCTGTGTCGTACTGCATTATCTGCTGGACGTCTCTAGCATACTTAAAGAACTTTTTATAATAGCCTTCGTCGTTATTGACAAAACGTTGGCGGCTAGAATATCGTGAATATGACATAGAAGCTCCTCTTACTTAAGTCTTACTGATTCGCCCGGATAAATCCAGTGGCCATCGCCTTTACGACGACGGCTGTCAGCCACGTTAGTAGTGTGAGGGTTCATCGCCAAGAGACGCTGGAGCGGGACTCCATGTCTTTGTGCTAGTCCACTCATTGTATCCCCCGCACGCACCTTGACCGAACCAAGCACCGCACTCGACTGCGCACAAGCTACAGCAGCAGCCGGGCTATCACACTGAGCTTTTACTTTTTCTGCCCAGTTTCTCGGCTTTTCGCCCGGAGCAAAGGAAATGTCATAAGGATACATCTCGTGACTTAGACCACCTCGCAACACATTGTTCTGGTCATATCCCATCGGATGCTCATGCAGCACAGTAAACTCAAAATTCAAACGAACCGTCTTGGGATAGTAATCATTGCCCATTGTTTGTAGGCGGCCAAGCTCTAGGGCGCTGTCCATATTAGGTCCAATCCCCTCGACTGTAGAACCGGCCAGCGACGTCATTAAGTTTCGCTGCTGTCTCTGTGAAATCTCAGCGGCGGCATCAGCACTACTCAACATAAACACTCCGTCCTCGAATACTGGTTCGAACGTAATACCATTAACATACCCAAGAAGTCCACCCCCAGTGGCTGCATCCTGAATTAGGTTTCCAAATTTAATCCTCATTAAAGGACCCATGTTGATTGTAGTAGCCCCACAAGCACCGCCTCGTTCCGCATATTGAGGATACAGGTAAGATATAAGTTTGTTAATATCGTAGAGGTTTTGTTTGGCTACCGCAAGACTGTCGGCAGGAACTTTCCAAGAAACGGCGATGGCTCTTTTGGTCCCCATAAATGTCGATATAGGATCCATACGCCCAAAGACAGACTCCGGAGACCACTCCGAGGTAAATCCGTCACTAAACCCATCTATAAATGCAGAGAAAGAGACAGAATCATTCGCCACCATAGAGTAAATATCAAGAGTATACCCTCTATTAGTAAGGTCATTAACACCTAAACCTTTTTTAGAAATCTGAGGGGTGTCACTGCCTCGCTTCGGATATAATAAATTATCAAAAAATCCCATTGTTCAATCTCCTATAGTGGTATAACCGGAGACATCTGTTTAGCCATCTCATCCATTACTGCTCGTCCTACCACTCGTCCGTCCAAAGAGACCTCTATGGGTCGAGAGCGGGAATTGCCAGATGCTGCTTTGAGGGCAGTGGCCATGCCGGCGGCGACTGCTTTCTGTAAATCTTGCGGAGAGATGCCTCCGCTTCCAAGGTCTGTCCCAGCAATGATAGAGTCTTGGGCGTGTAGCTGGAAGGTGCCGGCAGGACCAGTAATGTAATTTCTATTTCCATCAGCACCAGGAATATATAAATCAGGGACGGGCATAGGCGGGGGAGCATTCACAGCGTCTGTCAGTCCTTGCGTGCCGCCTTGTTTGAGTTTTTGCCCGGGAATCGACAGCTTCCCAAAATCTTTGATGGGTTGCGTTTTGGTTGTCATAAGCACACCACCCAAAGTCGTGATATAATCAAAGAAAGTAGAGTTCTCGTCGAGGCTGTCCATAGCGGTAGACAGTCGTTTAAGCATCTGTGTGCCAATTTCAATAACGCCACTGTCCACAAAGAACTTCTGAGCGGCACCTTGCAGCCTTTCCATGCTCGATGTAAATTTCTGTGCTGTTTCTGCGAGACCTTCCTGCTGCTTCATATAAGCCGTATATTCTTCTTTGGGTCCGAGTACACGTCCCAAAAGATCTTGATCACCTCCCGTCAAAATACTAGCAGCAGTTTGACGCAATCGACGGCCCATGTCTTTAACCTCAATACCTGCATCTCGAAAAGCATTACCGAGATACTCAATACGTTCTGCCTCGTTCATCTCTCGAAGTGTTGCATCATTAAGCTGAAGCCCAAACTGACCAAAGACTTGATTCAATGAACCTACTTTTTCAGCAGCACCCTCAAAAGTATCAAACTGGTTAGCAATCTGAAGAGCCTCGGACAGGTCTATATGATAAGACCTTGCAGCTTTCTGTAGGTCTCCAAAGACTCTCTCAGTGCGGTCGCCATATTTTAATAATTGAGGTGAGAATTGAGCAAACTCTTTCATTACCAATCCTGTTGAACGCCCTACCTCTTGGGCTAATCGATGCATAGCCTTGACGCTAGCCATAGCAGCCTGAGGTGTCTGATTTAAGGATGTAACAAAGATGTCGAATGATTTAGCAGTAATCCTAGAATCAACCCCCACCTTCAATAATTGTCCAGCAATTAAGTTCAGTCCTTGGCGGGTGTGTTGACTAAGGGTTGGGAATTTTCTAAACTCCGTTGCCATATCACTTATAGTTTTTTGGGAATCCTCAAAAGAAAGTCCCAGAGTGGATGCATCATGTGCCAACTGAATCATATCCTTACTCAACAGAGAAGTATATCCTGTAGTTTGCCCCAGGCTAATATTAAGTTTCTCTATAGTGAGGGCTAAATCGTTGCCGGCTTGAACAAAATTAAAGGGAATATTTAAACTCTCAAAATTAAAACGCACCCGGTCCATTGCAGACCCAACCTCGTCTACAACCCCTTTTACATCCTTGATCTTCTGCACCGTTTCGGTCGCTGCGTTGACGGCACCTTCATCGTCTCCGCCGGCGATGATGCTCGTGATGATGCCCTGGACTATATTAGCAATGGCCATCTTTTAGTTCCGAATGGGCCAATTAATCTTAGCCTCTCTTTCAAATCTCTTGATAGCAACATCAAGACGAGATTTCTGCTTATAAGTCATAGGATCATCAAGTCCATACTTCTTAATGTAGTCCATATACCTCTTCTCATTAACCAGGGCATCCGTGAATCGTTCCACTTCAATTTTGTTCCCTCGAACTCGAACGGGAATACGCCGACCTTTGTACATTTTAGATAAAAGATATTGGATCCAGGCGGCAAAGACATGGAGAATATTTTCGTTAAGGGTGCCCTTACGTCCGGCTCCTAAATCAAAGACAATATTCTCAATGTCATCAGGCTTCTTCATAGATATTCTCCCCTTCCTTTAAATAGTTCTCAACGGGAAATAATAGAAATTTTCAATGTAAGACTGGTTTTATTTGTTGCCTTCTCGGGTTTTGCGTTCGTTTTCTTTCTCTTCAGTCAAACGCTTCAGGAACCACTTACGCACCAGAACAGGGAGATTATATACCTCCCAGAAGCTCCAATTTCCATATTGTTTGAGAAGAAAAAATTCTTCGTAGATTCCCTTTTTGTACCGCTCAGTTAGGCCAAAAAAAGTCCGCATTAAGCGGAACCTCCATGTCCACGCTATGGGAGCAGCTACTACAAGTATAATTCTGTTGAAGCGTAAAGAAGGGAATTTGAGTTGCATATTCTTTCTTAAGGAAAGTTGAGTCCCGGGTAGGCAAGCTATGAACAAAGTTAGCAATCACTAGAGGATTAGTCTCGCCGTTTACTGAAACGATCATGCGGCGCAACAAGGAAGTAATAAGAGAATTTTTAGAGTTCTTCATATAAGCGTCCTTCGCCATCTTTTCTTCATCATAGCCAGTAAAGAGGCGACATCCGACAACCGCATTAGTAATAGGGGTTGTAAAGTAGATCAGGAGATTACCTTCGGAATCAACCTCCGGATCAGGGAGAGTCTCCAACAACTTGGCTGTTTTTTCTAGCGCACGGCTTGTGCATTCCTCAAGATTAAAACTATAAGAATTCTTTTCTCTACAGGCTGTGCAAGTTACCTCTGTCTCGTACTCATCCCCATACCCAGTGATCCGTGCGGCGACCGTTAAAGCATTTCTGTCCTGTATTAGCAGAGATCGAATATCTATCGACTGGTCCATCAACATATTCTGAACTGCTCGGTTGACAGCTACGCCTTCTTTTAGGAGGTTCTCCGAAGTTAATATATCTTCTTCTTTTGCCGTCATATAGCGGATCTCAATAGAGTCTCGCCCATGGCAAGGATGATCGGGACCATAATACTTGCCCTGAGTGGGTAGCTTGACAAAATAGGTAGGCACATTCCACTGGAAACTGCCATTAGAATTACCGGGCATGCCGGGAGGATTCATTGTATTGGGTTGAGAAGGGGTGGGATCCCCCGATTCGGGGGGAAGCCCCATCCTATTATCATTTCTGCTCATTTTAAAACCTTTCTGAGAACTTTTTTATTAGACGGCAACGTGCCCTCCGACTGACTGATCGATCTCTGCCCAATCATAGGCAATTTCGATTGAAATCTCATTCATTTCGTCCGCCGAATAATCCAAGCTTCCACCGAAATCAATACTTACTATCCACGGATTCTTCAGGCTCCAAATTTCAATGGGATTACCCTCCGAATCAATCTGTTGGATGCTGATGCCGCCGAGACCGTCAAGAACTGAGCGTTGCTTGCTTATAGACCCACGCAGATTCGGGTTTACCGGATATTCATAACCTGACTCACGCAGGCTTTGAATAAATGTTTTGGCCAAGTCGGGCTCAATAGGGTCTACCAGCGTAACGCTGATATTATCCCAAGTTACTCGTCCCGGGTACTTAAAGGTGTGGTTGATAAACTGATGTTCTACCGTAGAAATATTGGCTTTCGGCTTCGTAGCCGTTTTAACAGTCCAGATTGGAACCTTGCCCATCGCCAATACAAAACGAAAGCGTCTCTTGGGATCGGTATTAACATTAGACCAAAAAAGATCAGCAGCCATTATTTATTTTCTCCATTAGTTATAGTATATAGATTTTTCATAACTTTTTTAATCATCAAAAGCAGCGCCGCTGTTTGTGACAACAAAATCAATTGCAAAGTATTCCGCAGAGCGGGTGGGCTTCACGATCAACTTAGCATAAATAATATTACGATCAATCATATCAGGGGTGGTCGTAGACTCATCCAAGATCAACCTAAAGTCTTCAATTCCAAACTGAGACCTTACTGAATCTAGTACTGGGGTAGCTTGTTGAGTGAAGCGGGTCCAGGTGTCTCGTGTGTTAGGTGCGAAAATCAACCTTGAAGCAATAAAAGATATTTCTCGCTTAAGGAAGATTAGCAGGCGTCGCACATTGATTCGATCCAGTGCAGAGGCCGTCTGTTGAAGGGTTTTCTGTCCGAAGATTACGATACCCTCAGCCGGGAACTTGGCAATCGGGTTAATGTTTGCTTCGTAAAGATCGTCTCGGTCGTCAGATGTAAGACGTCGAGATACTTCGAGGACGGGGATACCAGCAGCACCTTCGCTCAGTCCGCCTCGGCTAAAGCCTGCTGGGGCAAACCACGGAGCAGCAATTCTGTCAGTAGTAGACAAAGCGCCCATAGCAGCTACTGAAGGCGGAGCCCACAGAGTGCGGTTATTGATCGTATCCTGGATAAGAACCCAAGGGTAGTAAGCTGCACCGTAGCTATTATTAATGTTGCGTGCTTGCAAGTCATTGATAGCTTGTGCTACGGTAAAGCTATTACGAGATTCAGCACTAGCACTGTTCTCGGTGTCTGCCGTGTATACAAAAGGTAAATCTACAATTGCTAAGGCATCCGCCCGTTCTTCCACCATATCCAATAGGTGATTAGTGACCAAGTTTTGCGTTACACCAGGCATCGCAATAACATTGTACTGAAGCATCTCCGGATCAGAAACCATATCCACTGCTCTCCTCAAGGAATAAAGAGGAGCACTAGTAGTATCACTCTTACCTGCCATCAAGCTGTTTCGGAAAGGATCTCTTTCTTTTACGTCAAAACCATCAGAGCCGCCAAAAAGGACTGTAGTGAACTGACTAAGGCTTCCCGTAAGCAGGCGGTTATAAGTATCCGCACCTCTATAACTTGTGCCATTGGTACGAGACCCTGACACATAGTAATACTCACCCGAAGTTATAGAACCAGAGATGTCATCGAGCGTAAACACCCACGAAATTTCTACAGGATCAGTTGATCCAGCGGTCGGGTGTCCCGCCACATCGTGATTAGTGCTTGAGGGGTCCGTTTGGAAACCCTTTATGCGAGCAGTAAGATAGTCGGAGATTCCGGGATCAGCAGTTGTATCGCTCGGAGAGCGTCCTGTCCAAGCGCCCCAATAAGTAGAACGCAAGTCCTTAGGTGAACCCCAGGTGGATCCTACTCGCAAAGGCATTGAGGGCATCATTACCGAAGCAGAGAACTGGGCTGTCGTGCTACCGCCGGGTGTTGCTGTAAAGCGTGAGCCGAAACTTAGCAATTGCACCTCCCCAGAGACAGCGGCGGGAATGCCACCTAAAGCGCCGAACAACGTCGCCGGGCCACCATCGAAAATTGTGGCAGTGCCAGCGCCTGCCGAACTATCAGCAAAAGTACCGAGCGCCTCGGGGGCACCGCTGCCACTGATGAACGAGAAGTCTCTATTTTTCAAGGGACCAAAAACACCAAAAGGTAGGTATTCTGGTTCCACCGAGCCTCGTTCTACGTCTTCATCCATAACCACCCTTATTCGAGTGGAGCGATTGGCGTACTGTCCGTAAGAACGGTTAGTCAGCGTGGTGGTGTCAAATTTCTCATACTGATCGCCGATTATACGAGCGATATAGTTAGGGGACGCCGGGTTGAGATTCAACTCGTCGTAACGTTCCAGAATCTGGGGGTTGGCGTCTGTATCATTAAGAGCACGGACCATAACACTGAACGATCCATATTCTTCAAATGCTCCTACTGGACCTTTAAGGTTAGCAATAGAAATTTTTACCTGCTTCTGAACATCGTCGCCCTCGGAGAGTGCCTCAAAGCGGAAAAGTTTCTGCTGACTCTTGGCCACATAAGAACCTGTAGCGTTTGAGAGATCCTGTCCAATAAAGAACCCTGTAGTAGATCGAGTAGCGCCATAAAGGTGGTCATTTCCTTGATTGGAGTAGCTACCACCTTTTTGGTCTCTGAGGGGGAACACCCCAACGTGATACTTAGTAGGAGTGGATCCACTAAGGACGCCAGCACTTGACAGGAGCCCCATAGAGGCGACTGTTTCACGATTGCCAGACCCTAAGATAGTTCCAGTGGTTGCCAAGCGGTAACCAAAACTTTCACCAACCCAGTAATTACCACCTTGATTTGCGGTACGAGTTGCTGCTGTTGTGATTGTTGAATTAGTAATTGTCGGGTTAGTATTCAATACTCGACGAAAATAGTTCTTGCTGCTAGGGTTAAAAGATATGTTAACATATTCTAGGGCTCCCGCTGTTCCGTCAGAGGAAATACCGACAGCTATTTCATTATTAGCGTCAGTTTCATAAAGCTCGCATGCTGAAGCTGTTAGAAGATTAGTAATGAGTCCAGGGCGAGTTCCTGAAAGGACGACTCGACCGGCTTCCAAATAGAGTGTAGCAGCCAAAGCGCCGCTAACTACTAGTTGAGGTTTTAGGGTATCGCCACCGCCAGGAGATAACGATGAAGATGGCCAGACAACAATTCCCCAAGCGCCCCCGCCGTTAACATTGTCGATCATCGCAGGGGAGGCCATAGACAAACCGCTACGCCAGCCGGCAAAGCCAGCTTCTTCTGTAGTGCTAGGATCTTGAAATTCTCCTACTCGCATAAAAGTAAGGGGAGAATTATTTCTAAGCCAAGCTTGAGCCGCATAGGATGCATAAGTAGGAGCGTTCTTACTGTTGTCTCGCCAGAGGTCGGTTCCCTTTCCACCAGCAGCAGGGTTTCCAAAAACTTCCACAAAGTCATTAAATGAATTCACTGTTACGGGTTTGTTCAGCGGTCCCTTTACGGCAGCGCCCATCAACAATGGTCCTACAGCACCAGCCTCTGCTGGTAATTGGGAATTGTCAATCTCATTGACAAACACCCCAGGCGATATAAACTTGAATTTTCTTGAAGAATTGTCAGCCATTTAATATAATTCCCCTTTTATAAATACTATTTGTGTGCTTGT